AATAGAGAGGTTTATTACTTCGCTAGGAACGTCAACATTCCCTGCCGATGTAGTTTTAGAGAGAGATACCCTTAAAGCGATAGAAGCCTTCAATGAAAGGCATCCAGAGGACCGCATAGGCCCAAGCACCATACGAGACTCTATGGAATCCCGTGCCTACGGAGACTGGAGTGCAGAAATAACTGGGGGTTTTGCCACAGACAAGGAGACTACAAGAAGAATAGCAGAGGAGAATGCAGTGATGGACAGAGCGATGGGGAGGCAATAAAAAACCCCTCACTCGGAGGGGTTAACAGTTTCTCGTAGGTGCAGGGTTAGGGGCACCAGAAGAAGTCTAATTATACCACGCTGGGCGACTCCCCACACCACTACTTCATCCTCCAAATCCGCACACCATACTTACCATTCTCTATACCAACACGTTTCTCTAAGCTACCTTTGTCAAGTTCGCCCGCTGCTATTACGTGCTCTAATGCTTTACCAGTATTTATACAGGGGATGAACACAGAGCTTCCCGGCATAAACTTATCCCAGTCCACTACCATGCGCACCCCATCGGGGGAGATGTCAGTCAGCCTTACCCGCGTCATCCTCTACCCCATCTGCTAAATCGGCGTTTCCTTGTTGGGATTCCTCGTAAGCCTCACGACTCCATGCGCATTCAATAACATGGGGGGTACCTACGTCATATTGAGTGCCCCTCCCTGCTCTCATCCTATAAGTCTTGCCTGCCATCCTGTCTATTATAAGCTGTCGAATACTGGCGTAGTGGTGCCCCTGTTTAATGCACCAGTCTTTAAGGGCTTTAGGGAAAATATAAAGTTTATTTAGGGTAGGCTCAGCACGCCCCACCCATTTATAGCTAGGCTGGTTTGAGTGCATCATCGTGTCGGGCATAATCTCTTGAACATTAGTGACGCGCAGCCATCCTTGTGGATGGTCTTGATAGAACTGCCCCACAATTTCCTCTATGTCGATTACCATATCCTTCATATCCATCTTCATCATCACCAGTTTGTTAATTATCCATCGATACAATGCTTTTAAATCCCAGTCTATTAGCCCAATTTCTTTTGCTATTGTCAGCCCTGCGAAAGTAACAGCCATCCCTGCAACCCAATAACGGTGCTGTGATTCCAGTTTAGCGTCCACAAGCATGCCATCTCTAGTGTCCAGAACAAGAGCCTCCACACTGCCCATGTTGTTGAGTACGTGCTTAATGTAGATTACCCCCGCATGCCCATAGTGGTTCTCAAGATTGTGCTGTAGCTCATTCGCAAGATTAGCTTCTTCAGTAGTGAAGAGTTTTTTATCAACTACATTCTCAATAAGTCGGGCAAGCTCCCCTTGGGGCAAAGACTTAAAGCTAGTCATTTTCTCCGATATAGACGAGTTTCCTGTAGTGCCCCCCATTAGATTCCATGACTCTCCCCTGTAGCGTTCCTCGTTTTTCCCCCCATTGCCCATCCGATTCTTCTGTTCACCATCACTAATACCATAACAAAAATCACTAGCTTCTTTGTCCATGTAGTTAGAAATTTCGTCGATGTACAGAACGTGGTTTTTCCATATCTCCGCACGGTTCCACCCTGAGTTCCCTGTATCTTTCCCTTTTAGGATAAGGTTGGAGTTTGGGTTGCCCCATACAGATGCCCCGCCTTTCATACCTGTAGTTTTACCGTACCCAGTTTCCGCACTCATCAGATGGAAGAGGGCACCTGCAATTCCCGGTACGAATTCCATAAGAGGAGAGCCGAACGATAGCCCAAACATCATTTGATGCTGCTCAAAATTTGGTTTGTTGTAGTACTTTGCAATGTTCTTCCACCCTTCTAACGTCCCTTTCTTTCGGAACAAAGGGATGTACTGAGCAGTACGAACACTAGGCATATTCTTTTCTATGCGGTCCGCAAAAATCTCTTTATCCCCAATCACGTAGGATTCTAGGTTTTCAGTCCATCCGAACTGAGTACGTACTGTAATTAAATCCTGAGTGATCTTTAACTCTTCTACCCATTTAGCTATATAGTTCATCATGTTACCCGCTTGGTTCGACATCACCATTATATCCTGCTTACCTAGAGCCTTTCTAAACTCCTCCTTACCCGTTACTTTGTCGCTGGACAGCACAAACTGCTGTATCCCTTCTCGTTTAGTGTGGTGTTCAAAAATCCATGATGGCCCTTCTATAGGGTCTAGGAGTCGTTTAGTCAGGTATATATCACGATGGTAGACCTCAATTTCTGTTTCCACTCCATCCTTAATAGTGGTGGTATAAACGCCTCCGTTTTCTCGGCGTTTATAAGGGTAGGGGTAAGCAGGTATACCAAACTTACTTGCCTTGGGTGGAGGGTCTACTACTAACTGTCCTGCGTCTGATACTAAGCGTGGGGGAGAGGGCGCTGCACCCCTGCCCTCCTCTGCTCTTTCATCCTCCAGTATAGAAGGTACGGAAATTACATTACTCTTCGCTTCACGCATCTCCTTGCATAGGCTAATGGGAGATTTGAATTTGCCCTTATGAGGGCATCCTTCACACCCTGTGGGGTTTTCGGCTTCGAATGTAGTGCATAGGTGTGGAGAGTCAATAGACGCGGCGATAGTGTTAGTTTCATCTACGGAATACCCCTCATAGTTTTGAGAGATTGCGTGGATAGCTTGCGCGGCATCTACGTCACAGTGTTTAGCTATCGACAGGACATGCAGCCACTCTGGGTAGGACATGTCGTTAGGCTGTTTAATAGCTTTGTCAACCTGACCACAACCAGCCCCGTGTGCGGTTTGACGTATGAGTTTGCTAAATGACCACTGGTACTTACTGCGATCTCCGCTAGCTCGTTTTAAATCCTCTGCATCTTCTGCTGTTAGCTCACGAGTAGAGGATGCTGGTATCAAAGATAGAGATAGTGCGGGTTTAGGGAGGGTAGATACAAAGTCCTCCAAGCCCACAAAGCTATCGTTAGAGCGAACTAAGACCACCGGAAGAGGCGGATCGCCCTTAAAGTTATGGGTGCCCGGAATACGTAGTACACGAGCGGCATCGGCTGTAACCAAATGATCAGCTTCAAGTCCAAACTCTATACACGCTGCTTTAAGGCGTTCCGCTGCCGGAAGCCAATCGGCCCTGCTATACGAACGTGTTAACGTCCAGTATATATGTAACCCACGTCCTGAATTAACTACTGCTGTAGGGGAAGGTAGCTTGTAGTTTTTACGAAATTTGTTTAACGCTAGTAGTGCATCGCCTTGTGTAGTGTAGGGCTTAGTCGCCCCACAATCGAGGTCTAGGAATAAACTCTTCATAGACTCTACGTTCTCGGCTACACGTTTAGTAGCTTGAGAGTACCTGCCCAGCGCGAAATACGCGTCATACCCTTCGTCATTAAGATTTGTAGCGGCTTCGAGAACCGTATCCAATGAGTCGTAAAACTTTTGTTTTGTACCTTTCTTCTTTGCGTTCAACCCTAATAAACAGTAGTGCCCTTTTTCACCCAATACTGCACTGAGAAACTGTTTTGCTTCCATAACAAGCCCACATTGTAGGGGAGTAAACACCTAATCATGCCTACTCCCTCCGCTATTATTTTAGTCATCGAATTCGTCTAGCATACTGGCAAGGTCTATATCACCAGTTGGCTCGGCTTTTTTCTTCTTAGATACCTTTACTTTAGGCTCTTCAATGACTTCTTCCTTTGCTTCAACCTTTTCTTCAGTGGGTTGCTCGAAAAGACTGGAGGGGGTAGCGACTTTATCACTAGTAAGTTGCGGAGTGCTACTTACTTCTTTGGGTTTAACAGATAAAGTAATTAGCTTTTCTGTTTCGGGAGCTTTCTGTAGCTCTACTGCCACTGCGAGTTCATCTTGTTCCAGTACTCGGAGAGGTTTAAACGACAGTTTTGGAGTTGAGCTATCTGTGTCAAAACGAATTTCTGTTAGCAACGCTGCTAAAGGAACAGGTTTTTCCTGAGAAGCAAGGAATCGAGCATAAGTCTGTAAGCCCATCTTCTGTTTGTTATCTCCGAATACACTAGTAGCGGGTAGTGGGAGTTGGTAAATTTCTTTAGACTTTATCTTCCCATCGTTGTTAGCAAGCAGTAAGGCCACACGTTGTTGGTAACGGCAGGCTCGTCCTTCACCTAGTCCTGAACCTTTAATGTTCTGCGCACAATCGAAGCATGCTTTAGATTGCCTATCTTCTTCAGGAACATCAGAAGAGGGCACTCCGGTTGAAGTATCGCTCGACCAACAAGTTAATGGACTAGTCTGACCTTCAACGTATTTGCTTGCGTAGTACATACGCGTTATAGGAGCAGTCTTAACTACGACCACTTTAACAGCGCGATCCTCTAACTCCCCTACTTCTTGCCCATCGACTACTTTGCGAAATACGCCGCCTCTAATACTTAAGCGGTTGTACCCGCCAGATTGCCCACGCCCTGCGGCATTTGTATCTGGTTGGAGTTGGGCGAGCAAATCTTGGTACTCTGCTGGCATGTTTTCGAACATTGGTGTGTTGCTCATAGGTCATCTTCCTCGCGTAAATCCAGTTCTAGCTGAACTGGTTTAGGGTTTATGTCAAATTCTTCTGGGGCTTCCTGCTTTAGTGCAGCCACGACTTCGGGTATGTTGAAACGGTATGTGTACCCTACCTTGATATAAGTAGGGATAGGGATGTACCCTTTATTAACCCATTGCCGAATAGTGCTTGGTTTTACAGCTAAATATTTAGCCAGTTCTTCTATAGGAACGTAGCTGTCAGTCATCATTTTCTCCGTATGGTTATGGTGTATTCGCTATCACAGTTTAGTCCCGGCGGGAGGAGGTCAGGATTTTCTTCTAGGAACTGTTTCATGTTGCCTTGATGAAGACGTTTCTCTAGCAAATCCACGCATTCATTCTCCAACATAAACCGATTCATAGACTCCCAATCACCAGTCCAAAACTTAGTTCTCACTGAGCGGTAGAAAGTTCCTGAGCTGGTACGCACTGACTCAACCCCACTACTCGCACAATGGTCTAGTAATTTAATTTTTATAGCATCGAGATTAGTATTGAATTCTTGTTCTTGCTTGTTAAACTCAGCAGCTAATTCGGCTTTCCTATCCCGAATCTTGACGTACACCCTTACAAGGCGGTCAAGATCAAGGGTACTATCGGCTTCTATTGTCACTATACGCCCCCATTTCAGTTGTGTTTCGTAGAGTATAGTGCAGTCTGTTCTATAGTTCAAGCACGTCTTGATATAAATCGATCATCTTGGTGTAAACGTTTATTCGCTCGTCAAGAAGGGCGTATATACGCTTCTCTACTTTAGAGCCTTGCAATTGCACCACAGTACAGGGGTGGGTTTGCCCTGAACGATGTACACGGGCATTAGCTTGAGCGTAAGTTTCTAGCGAAGGGACTGGCCCCCACCACACGATAGTATTAGCGGCAGTAAGCGTAACCCCATGCGCGGCGGCTTGAGGTTGGATTATCAAAACGCGAGGGTCATCTTTACTTTGGAAGTCTCTGAATATCTGGGTGCGGCGAGAGGCACTAACGTCCCCTCGAATAACATCATTAGTAATACCGTCTTTAGTTAGCTTATCTCTGAGTAAGTCGATTGCGTGTTTAAACGGGACGAAGACTAAAACTTTCTGGCTAGACTCGTCGATAACTTCACGTAGTACTTTATAGCGGTTCTTAATATCAAACTCTACTGTTTCGCCAGTGTCTGTGTAGACGGCCCCACACGAAATCTGTAGTAGCTTGTTCATGTTGACTGCCGCATTGACCGCTGTGATCTGTTCCCCACCCGCTACTGTGACCATCTGATTGCGTAGTGCGGTATAGTATTTTTTCTGCTGGGGGGTAAGCTCCACTTCACGTTTAACGTAAGTCATCTCTGGTAGGTCGAGACACTGTTCTTTTGTAAACCGGATAGCTGGCTGGAGTGCGTTAAACACTATGTCCACTGCCTTGGGTTTAGGAACCCATTTAAACTGAGTGACCTTCTGCATAACTAACTCGCGGAAACCCCCAAAAAATCTAGGTACTCCTTTAGGGTTTACAAGTTTGCCTAGCCCATAAGCATCCACTGGGGACTGGGCAGCAGGCGTACCTGTCATCAACCATAGCCAAGTGTCTGGAGTAATTAGGGAGTGGAGTACCTTCCATCTTTTAGACTGGGCGTTCTTATAATGAGTGGCTTCATCTGCAATGATTAAGTCAAACCCCCCATTGGCTATCTCATCTCTGACTATCTCTACCCCATCATAGTTTATGATGATGTACTCGGCATCGCTGTTGATGATAGCTTGGCGTTTCTTTTTGGCTCCATGCGCTACATCTACTTTGCGGTGCATTGCAAAGTTAAACAAATCACCCGCCCATGCCGACTCCATAATCGACAATGGGCAGATAATAAGAACTCGTTTTATTATCTTCTCTCTTATTAAAAAATCAGAGGCCCAGATAGCCGACCCAGTTTTCCCAGTACCTTGCTCGTTAAAACAAAAAGCACGGCGGTTCATAGTCAGGAAGGACGCGGTAGTTTTCTGGTGCTCAAAAGGAGTGTACCTCCCCGGCCAATCGTACTTACCTAAGATAGGAGAAGGTATATCTCTAACGTTCAGGTTACGTAGTACTCGGGACTCGTCTACCCCCCATCGCACCAATACTTCATTGGCGTTAACTTGCTTGCTTGTGGGGATAGCCGTGGTGATTTTAGCGGGATTACGAACCCGCAGAAGCAAGCCTCTGTTGTCTACTATACGCATACTTACTTCTTTTTCTTATAGTTACGGGCACGGTTCTTACTACTACTCTCTATCTTTATTCCGTCCTTGTTACTACCGCCTTTGCTTAAAGCTTTGACGTGACTAACATCTTTACCTTCACGTTTGTCAGCTTTTCCGTTCTTGTTAGCGTCCACACCCTTTGCATCTACCGCTCGTCTAGCACGCTGTCTTTCCATACGCGCTTTAAAAGCGGCACTACCTACGGGGTTATTGGTTTGCTTAGGTCTATCTGATTTATTCTTGTATGGCATCTTCGGGCCTCCAGTCAGTAGAATAGTGATTACTTTTCCCTATGTTGCAGTCTGCACATAGGATTTGCATGTTACTAAAGGTCAGTGCTAGTTGTGGGTGTCGTGACACAGGTTTTATATGGTCTACATGTATCACTACGCCGTGGTCTTTAGGGCTTTGCCCACACATCATGCAGCTACACCCGTATATTTCTAAAACTTCCACCCGTAACTCGCGCCACTCTGGGGTGCTGTAGAAACCAACTTCAGACCTAGTTATGTCAGGTTTTTCTAGTATTAAGTAAGCTCGGCGTTTTAACTCCTCCAGTACTTTATGCGAGGGAGTGCCTGAGTTTGTTCGGAACACGTACTCTATAAAGATTTCCCACTGCCAATTAAGTATTGCTGTGTTTATAAGCCCGCGCATCAAAGGCTTAGGTTTAGGGTTGGGCCGGTTGTTAGCCGCGTACAAATCTTTGGCTAGGTTTATTATATCCTCACCCCACCGCATCGATCCGTTGGAAAACCTAGTGCGAAGACCCTCTACCATCCCCTTCGTTATAGTTATATACCCCTCAGGGTTCCACTTTTCTTCCTTTGGTAGGGAGCTAAAAGCTCGTGGAGGGTGGGCAAATAAGTTTACGTTCTTACTCTCCACCCAAGCATACCCAAACCCGCCTTTGTATCGCCTAACGCGAAGAGGGAGAGCCACGTTGTCCTTACCGTTCGCGTTGTAGGAATGAGGCCACAAGTACCTGCTATGGGGGCCAACGTCAAAGACTGTGGTTTTTGAGGAAGCGTAATCCCCACCCAAACTAGCTATAAGTCGGTCTAGCTCCTCGCGTTCCGTCTGCATAATCACCTCTTCCCATTATGGAGGCATTCCAGTACTACGCAATGGGCGCGACATAGGCCCGTAGGTTTTGCATTCCAAACATCTACTTCAAATGCCTTCTCTACTTTTGCGTACTCTATAAGCCATTTCTTCCACAGGTCGGACTCTTGATCGATTGTGTACGTGTCCTTTATGAACGCGTTACATACAACAAAGAGTAAGCCGCCCTTAACTACTTTTATCTCAGGGAAGTGTTTGAATGTAGCCAAGGCCATTAACTCTAGCTGTCCTTTGTCTGCGTACCTAGCAGACTTGCCAGTCTTATAGTCTATAACTTTAGCTACACCTGATTCCCTATCGAGTATCGTTAAATCTGACACTCCCCTA